CTGGCATTGTCCTTCTTATTAGGAGTGCTCTATGATTAGCTTTGGAACAATATCGAAGCGGATCAACTAGCATCGCATATGATTTACCACCGCCTCTTGCTCCGCCATAAAAAACTTCTCTTTCAGAAGCTGCAAGAAATTCTGTCTGTGGACCTGAGTTAGGTTTAAAAATTATCTCTTGCTGATTTATGTGCTCTTGTACATTCTTAGGAGCACTCTCGATTATGTCTTCTGTAAGTAGTTGTGTCTCTTTTCCTGTTAATGCTTTATCAATAGTTAACAGTTTCTTTTTAGTATTTTCTGCAGACATCTTAGCAGAACGTAGAGTTTGTTCTGCCTTTGCAACTTTCTTACGACTGCGAGCTAGTATCTGTTTGACTGACTTCTTGGCTTTCTGTTGAACTATTTTCTTCGGCTTCGGTGGAGCCACTTCGTTCAAGTCTTTTTTTAAGTCCGACATGTGATATATATCTTCCTGTTTTTCTATGTAACCAAGATGCTGTCTCTCTTAGTGAACAAGTCTTTGAATATTCTCTTGCTTGTTTAAGAGCATCTAATTCTTCTCTTATTGGTTCTAAATAATTAGGATCTTCTGATTGTTTAAAACCGAATGGAATCGTTCTAGCTCTTTTTTTTATCTTTATTGATTCCATCTTTTGGTGGTAATATAAATATACCGTGTAGAGCTTTCATGTTTATATCTAATTGATCTTTTTTTGTAAGACCAACTCTGTCTAAAACTGAGTTAGCGGCTGCTAGACGAATACTTGCTTGTGGTGTAGTGCCGTCTTCATCTAGTAAGGTGATTAACCTTGTAGCCGCTTTTGCAGAGTGTGTAGATAAGTGAGTCTCCGCTAATTCTATTATCTCTTTTTTGAGATTTCTAATAACTTTTGGGTAGCTATTTTCTGAATAGCCAGCCAATCGGGCTGCTTCTCGTGGATTTCCTTGTGCTTCTCCGTACAATACGTCTAGAAACTTTTCCTGCATATCGGTTAAGTTTCTTTTTTGAGTCTTTGTTATAGTAGAATCCATGATTTGCATTAATTATTTCCATTATTTCTTTAAATGGAAGTTTTTTTACCCTGTTTATGTTTAATTTTTCCATATTTTTATATTATTCGTGATGACCCGTGTTTGTCTACTGACTATTATGCGTGTATGTGTGTCCTTTGAATAATATATAACTACTATTATAATGCTTGTTAACAATTTTGTCAAGTTATTTTTTATATTTATTTAGACTGCGACACTATTGTACTAGACAAAATTGGATGTGGGGTGTATAATGTTCATAGGAACCCCCAGGGGAGCCTATATATCTATATTAAGGGTAAATGTACATTACCCCCTAGGGTATTCCAGGGAATATTGTCGGAATATTTAGCCCTAAAATGTAGCCCGATAGTGGTTTACATGGACTTTAGGAATTTTCTGGTGACTGGGTATGTATGTATATAGGTAGTACCCGTGTCCCCTGCGTGTCCCTTTGGTAAATCAAGGGCAATCGCAAAAATAAAAATTATTTTTCTATACAAAATGTTAAGCCCTTGGCGTTCCCTTGGGTTTCCTTTGTGGTTCACAGTTTATATTGGGGGATGCATTAAGAATTTTTGTAACTATAAATTAATTTGTTAACTACTAAATTATTTTTTAAGACACGCAAAAAAAAACCCCCCAGATTTCTCTAGGGGGTTCCTTTAAGTATAGTTTAATTATTGTTAAGCTGATTTTGAAATCCTTGTTAATGGAAATCTTTTTTCATCAACAACTTTAAACTCAACACTTTCAACATTAATTATTGATGCTGTTTTCATTTTACCATTTGCATCAAAGTCTTTTTGGTCACGTGCGTATTGCTCAATAAGTCTTAATGCAAATTGTGAAATTTTTGTTAATTGGTCAATCTCACTTGTTCCATATTTATCAAGTAAATATGTAGATTTTTTATTTCTATTTTGCATCTCATTATTAAGTATTGCTCTGATATTTTTAAAAGTATCTAATACTTTTTGTTCCTCATCTTTTTTATCAGTAGGCAATGTAGTTTTAACTGGCTTGATTGAATTCCATAATAATTCTAATCCCCTTGTTGAAACTTTAATTAATGACGTATCAGTATTTGGTGTAAATTTAATATCACTATTTCCAGTAGTTTTTAAGTATGGATATATAATATTAGATTGTGCAAATACTACATTGTCTTTAATTTCAGCTTTTGTTTTTTGTTTATTAATTAAAACAAATGCTAATTTTATTGACCGACTTACAGCATTTTCAAAAACATAATTTCTTATTGGTTTTCCATCAGCATCTTTTAACTGAGGATATCCCACAAGTTTATATAATTTTTGCCTAATGCTATTTAAATTAAAATAGTCAGTGACCTTAAATTTATTTTTTTCGCAATAAGTTTCAACGTCATTGTGAAAACTAACTATTTTTTTTGATAAACCTACCAAGACAGCTAATCCAGTTTGTTCAACCTTTTCACTCAATTTTTGTAGATTTTTTATATCCAACTCACAACTTGTAAATGACTTTAATGTATCAATATTAAAATCTTTATTTTCTGTTGTTTGTTTTTTTTCTTTTTGCTTATCCATATTTCCTCCATTGTTAAGTTTATTTATATTTTTAAGCATAAGTTTATAATAGTTATTTTTACATTGTAGTCAATTTAATATTACTTTTTTTTTAATTTTATTTATTTTTCTATTGTGGTGTCACGTGACACAGGGGTAGAACATTTAAAGAACATCAACCCTTGATTGAATTCTTGCAATTTATAATCATTCTCAATTATAGGTGTATGTAATTATTAGATATCTAATTTTTGCATAGCTTGATTGCTACCTATGCAAAATTGACATAGCTTAATTACTTTGTTATATTATAACAATAACCAATTAATAGAGAGGCTAAAATGGATGATAAAAAATACACTTTATTAATAGAGCAATTGGGCAATATTAATAAAAGTTTAAACACACTTAATAAAATTATGAGTGTGTTTTTAAAGTTTGCTTTAGATAGTAGTAGTTTTAAATCTAAGACTACTGAAGAAATAAAATCAACAGCACAAAAAGAAAATGAAATACTAAAGACAATTAAAGAATATATAAACTAAACTAAGAGATAAAAAATAATGCAACAATATTATGATAGGTATGATTTGCCAATAGATTATACGAAACCAAAAACAAAAAAACAAAAAGAAAAAATAAAACGATACGAGCATAGACTAAAAGTAATTGATAAAAAAGTTTGTATTGTAGATAAAGAAATAAAAAAATTTAAAAAACAAAATCAAAAAATATTTGATGTGTTAGATAAATTAGAACATAAGCAGGGCAAACTATGTGAAAAACATTGCAAATTAGCTGATAAATTAAATGACTACGAGGAAAAATTTGTAGTTAGAAAAACATGGAGAGATGAGTGTGCTTAATACAAGGATAAAAAAATTATGATACATACAATTTATATTATAGGTATGTTAATTGCTTTGTTAGGTTTTATACTTTTTTTATTAGCTGAAACAAGAATAAAAATAGTTGATAAAGAAATAAAAAGACAAAAACTATTAACACAATCATTTATAAAAGCAAAACAAAATGAAAAAAATAATTTTAATATTAACAATACTATTATTAAGTAGTTGTAGTAATTATAAATTTGATGGCTTTGACCCTACTACTACAACTTTGAGATGGATAATATCAAATGAATCAAAATAAAATAGTAAAAATATTGACCATAACTAATGTAATAATATGGTCATATTTAATGTACTTAATCGTTTGACATTACGAAATAAAAGGCTTAAGCTATTCTTAATTAAACGAAAGGATAGTTATGCAAACTACATTAGCTACATTTTTTTGGGCAACTATACTATTGTTAGTAATAGCTAGCCTATCTTAATGTTCAAAAGGGGGTGTGTCAGATTGACATATCCCCTTTTTTTTTATATTATATAAACATAACAAAGGAGTTAATTATGCTATGCAAAACATTGAAAGATGATAGAGATGTAGCTAAACAAGTTAGGATACTAAAAAAAATATTATACCAAATCAAAAATAAACCAAAGAAAAAACAAAAAAAACAAAGGAGTTAATTATGCCAAACCCTAACGACCAAAATGCCCTAGATTTTGTAAGGGCTAGTAACAAAGCAAAAATACACAAACAAAAAAATGATGATGATAAGATACCACTAGCGGCATCAAAAAATTATAGTTTAGAAGAATTAAAAGCTAGTCATCATAATCATTTAATAGACCATAAAGTTGAAATACTAATTAAAACTTTGAAGATTTGACACAGCATATCTAATTTGATATTATGAGATTGTACATAGACATAGAACAGGAAAGATTAGTATAGCTTAACTCTCTATGTCGGTAGTAGGTGGTAAATACTAGTCCATACCTACTGTGAGATTCTCGCAAGGAATCGTTTGAACTGTTGTGTTGGTAAAGTTTCATATGCATTGTAACTTTCCAACACGACAACAAAAAAAATTAAAGACTTAGTTCCCTCTAAGGTTAGCCCTCATGTCATTAGTTTGACATGGGGGTTTTTTTAATATATATTAAAATAGTAATTACCTGTTAAATTAAGTATAACCAAACTTAATAAAAGGGCTTATATAATAACAAGTTACGGGTTTAAGCCACGTTGGTTAGGCGAGTAATCGCCTAGCCTTAAAGAATTCCGTCCTAGGCGGATAGAGAGAATGTGGTGATAAAAACAAGATGTAGTATTCGCATCGGTTGCGCCTAATCTTAAATTGTATGGTAGGGTTGTCAGTGCGGACTCGAGTAAAACAATCCACATTCTTTCGTTTTTTATATGAATAAAAGAAAAGCTAAACAACTAGAATTAAAAACAGCTAGAGTATCTAAAATACTTACGAGTAAAAAAATAAAGTATCTCAATAATACTGAAGTGTATCGTGATTTAAATGAAATAGATACAATCATATATGAAATGTTAAAAGCATTTGACTCAGAAAAATAATTGTAGTATATTATAGTTCTCAACAGGGAGAACATATATGTTGGATAATAAACCACAAATAGATACCACTTGGAATCTTAAATGGAAAACTTCCACAGAAGATTGGTTGGTAAAACTTTTGTATCTTATAAGGACACAAAAAGAAACCACCCAAGAGCAACAACACGCTTTGAGAAAACTTAAAGAGTGTTGGACTTATTGGAATAGTGATTCAGAAGATTGGATTAAACACGGAATGACAATATCATTACCTAGTAATCCAAATAATATGAAAGAAAACCAAGAGGGTAACTAATTGACATACGCAATCTAGTATGTTATAACTAAAGGATAGTCAGCGAGAGTTGGCTATCCTTTTTTGTATGTAAGGGGAACGTGGGAAACCAACCGATTATTTCACAATTAAGGGGGGTAAGTATGCTAAGTACTATTAAATAAATGTGCAACACTTACTCCAACAACTAGGGGTAGTACTTACTGTCATGGGTATACAGCTTGACTATCGGTCACTACCCCTAAGATTAGTGGGCAAGGAAATTGAAGTTACTTAGCTAGTAACAATATATTACACTCCCCACTAATCACTACTTTAATCAATAAAATATAAGAGGCAATATGTTAACTAATGTAAATACAGTTATACTTCATCAAGATGAATTACATTTATTTGTTGATGATGAGATAACAAAATACAAAGCACAAAGAGGTCGTGCTTTTTTTTATAAGAAACCAAAAAGAATGGAAGTAGTTGGTGAAAAAAGAATAATGAAGTTTGATACTAAAGATAGGAAGTTTCAAGTTGATGGAACTACTGGTAAAAGACTTTATAAAAAAGGTAAGAAGAGAACCACTACACCTGATAAAAATATGCTAGTCACTGACTTAGATATTAAAGAGGGTTATAAGTTTAGAAATGTACCTATGAACCATAGACTAAAGTATTTACTGATAGGTAAAAAAGCTATGAAATTCAACTACTTAGACAAGCAAGATGTCTACCAAGTTACATTTCCACCACTTACAAGAAAGTTATTAAAAGACCTTAACGATAAAAAGTTTGAAGACTTTGAGCAAAAATAATTTGACTTTCAAATCTATTTGTGCTATAAAATAACAGAGCCTTGTTGTAAGTTTACTGCTCTTCAAAAAATCAAAACTTTCCCCAAGTCCTGCAGGGTTGTGCAGGACAAACTAAACCAACCAACAACGGAGGATAAATATGTCTACATTAATAGAGACATTAAAAGAGAATAGTCCTGACCTATATAAAAGAGCAATGACTCATGTTACTTTAGATGAGATTGAGCATATAGGTTCTGACTTTCATAAACTAACAAAGCCAGTGTACGCTGTATTAGACACAGAAAATAATAAAGCTGTACACTTACATGGTGCTACATATCAACTTGTGCCTTATGCTAAGATATTAAAAGGATTATCTGATGCATTAGAAAAATATGGTATTGGACTACATGATACTTCTATACAGTTTAATGTACACCCTGACTTAAACTATCTTAGATTAAGAATATTATTTAATGATGGTAGTAAGTTTAGTCCATACTCTATGTCAAAAGACTCAAAAGATAAATTAAAATTTGGTATTGAGGTTGTATCTAGCTATGATGCATCTATCGTATATCAGATAAGAGCAATGTTTCTTAGATTAGTTTGTCAAAATGGAATGAAGTCTTTTGAAAGTTTAGGGGAGACAGTTAAGAAACATACAACACACTTTGATGTTGATGACTCTTTTTTTAAATTGCAACATATGGGTACTACATTTGAAAAGATGCAAGATACCTTTGAGGTGTATAATAGTCTAGACTTAACTAGCGGAGATGTTGAAAGTATATTTAAAACATTTTCTAATGGTTCTGATAGTAAATACAATTTATTAAAAGAAGTATTAGAAACAGATATGAGTAAATCTACTTTGTATGATGTCTACAATGCACTTACTAATTATAGTTCTCATAATAAAAGAGCAATTAAAATTGGTAAGAAGAATGAAGAAGAGTACAAGATAGTTGATAGTAAGCGTGATACTATACAAAGTCAAGAGGCTAGAGACTTTGAAATTAGAAGATATATAAATAGTAATCACTTTATATTTTACTATCATAAAGCACTGGCTAATCTAGGTAGAAGTGTAGCATGACGTTCTATCACGGATTAGGTATGTTCCTATTTAATATGGTTGCCCTACTAGTTGGGGCAATCATTGGATATTTTATTATTAACAAAGTAGAACAAGAGAAGAAACGAAAAGAACTTATGGAACACCTAAAGGGCAAGAAAGATTGGGATAAATAGATATACTATATACTAACCCCCCTGCAACGACAGGATACTATAACATATTTTTATGGAAAAATACAGTATACAAATTGACACATCAATTAGAATATGCTATGATTGTAAATCAAAAGCAGTTATAGTTATTGAAAAAAAATATTAATGTGCAACTTGTGGACTACACAAATCAACAAAAGGATTAAATGGACAAGGCAATAAGACAAGTAAGAGATAGAACACCTGAAGAAAAAGTATTAATTGCTATCATTCAACAGACAATGGAAGATGCATTTGAATTAAGTAAGTCTACTAATCTTAGTATGGCTGAGATACAACAATCAAGGAACTGGTTTAGAACTAAGGCATGTGAAATAATATGCGACCACTTAGGTACAACACAAGACCATGTTATTAAACTGTATGATAGGTTATCAGAAAAATATAAAACTGGACAAATAACACAAAATGATTTAAGATTTGCAATTAGAAGATTGGAGTTAAAACTATGAAAAAAATATTACGAAGAGTTAATACATGGTCATTGTATTACAGAACAGAGATTGTTTGGTTTGTAATTGGATTTATAATGGGAGGAATATTAGTATGAATAAATATACACTAGCACAAATACTTGAAGCATGGGAATCTGCTTATGGTGAAGACATGCATGAAGAGTATCCAGGTTTCATTCAGAGATTGTCTGAAGAAACAGACAAAGAAACTGATATTAAAAATCTCAGAGAGTAGATTAAAAATGAAAATTAAAGAAATAGAAAAAAAGATAGGCACACTATCAAACCCTAGTAAGATGCCTGCGTTTGGCTGGGGCATATCTGCAAAGCATTGTAAGACTGGTAGTAAGCTGGCAAAGATAAAAGGCACTATATGTCATTCCTGCTATGCACTAAAAGGTAGATATGTATTTAAAAATGTATTTGATGCACACGAAGTTAGAAGAAAAGCAATAGAACTAAATGAGTGGGTAGATTATATGTCAATGTTACTGACATTAAAATATAAAAACCTAGATAAATCAAAGAGATATCATAGGTGGTTTGATGCGGGTGATGTACAATCTTTCTCACATTTAATGAAAATATTTGAGGTGTGTGAGCATACACCACAAATAAAACATTGGTTAGCTACAAGAGAGTATCAATTTATAAAAAACATCAAAGAAGAAGATGTACCAAAGAATTTATGTTTGCGTGTATCAGCAATTAAAGTAGATAGTCCACCACCTAATTTTTGGAAGTGGACATCAGGTGTACACAAAGATAAATCTGCAGTAGGTAGGGAATGTCCTGCACCAAAACAGAATGGTGAGTGCGGCAGTTGTCGTGCCTGCTGGAGTCGTTCAATTAAACAAGTAAGCTACAGGGAGCATTAATGGAAATAAATGACAAAGAGATAGCAGATTGGGTTAATGATTGCCCAACGCACAAGATAGAAGTTTTATATTCAGATGAAAATGGTATTCAACTTTTAGTAAATTTTAATAATGAAAAAGAGAAGAACAAATGATTAGAATAATAATTATATTATTATTTCTTACATCTTGCACTGCAACTAAGAATAATATAAATCCTTGGACAACAATAGTAAAACAAATATTAACAAACGGAGTAAGTAGATGAGAGAGTATACATTTGAAAGATTAAATGGAGATAAAAAAATAGTAGAAGCTAGAAGTTTAAAAAAAGCAATGATAAAATATGGTGGTAAACCTAAAGACCATGATGACCATGTGGTTATAACTTGGACAAGTAAGAAAAAAAATGATTGTGATAAAGTGGTAAAGTTACCATACATAACAAGAAAAGAAAGAAAAGGTAGACTATGAGTTATGGCGATGGTAAAAGAATAATAATGGAACATCACTATGATTGGTGTAAAAAAGAAGGTAGAGATACATCATGGTATACTAAATACAAACAGGAGAAAAATGTATTATTGGAATCCAAAAAAAATAAAAGAGTTAAAAGACAAGGGATACAAACTGCGACATATGACTCTCCAAGAAGCTAATCATGAATATGATTTGACAAATAAAGAAAAGTGTGATAAGGAAAATAATGATGAAAAGATACAAAGTACGAGTAACAGGATACGGAATAGAGGCTAATGCTATTATTCCCTTTGAAGTAGAACCAACAATAGAGCAGATAGAAAATAAGACAGCAGAGTATTTTGATTTTAATTTAATGAAAATTGAACGCAATGATTTTCTACAACATAAAACACCAAAAGGTGAAGATAAATACAATATGACATATGAGGAATTAAAAGATTGAATTACACACAACAACTACAAGTAATACAAGGACTATCACTACAAAAAGATATACAGACAAGAATGGATTGTCCATTTTGTAATAATAAAAATACATTATCAGTAGATACTACAGAAAATAAAATAGGTTGGTATTGTTTTCACGCAACCTGTAAAGCCAAAGGAAAAAAAGAAGGAGAAAAAAATATGGATTATGTTCAAAAAGTTTTTCATGGTAATAAAGATTTACACATAGAGGATAAAGACTTTGAATTACCCGATAGTTTTCAATCCATTTACTCTAATGATAAAGCTATGCATTGGTTAAATAATAATAATTGCTGGGAGTCTTGGTCTTGGGGGAGAGCAGATTTTAAATATGATGTTAGGCAAAATAGAGTTGTGTTTTTAATTAAGAATAGAGACACTCATAAAATTGTAGGTGCAGTAGGTAGAACATTAAATAAAAATGATTTTCCAAAATGGTTTATGTATGGTAATAAAGATGTACCATTTAAATGCGGCATATGTGATGATGCAGTGATAGTAGAAGATTGCCCATCAGCTTGTGCAGTATCTAATGTATTAACAGGTATTGCTATAATGGGTACTAAATTAAAAGATACACACTTAAATCATATCAAACCATATAAAAATTTATATATATGTTTAGACAGAGATGCAACTGCAAAATCATATGACATGGCAAATAATTTAAGATCATCAGGATTTGAAAATGTAATAGTAAAACCTATAGAAGACGATCTTAAATATTATAAAACAGATGAAATAAGGAGTATTTTTTATGGATGAAAAGATGAAAAAAGAAATATTAGCTAAGTGGAATGAATGGAAGTATGATCTTTGGGAGGCTAATAAAAATAACTGGACTCAAAGAGATCAATCAATAGCAGAGACAATAGATCAAATTTTATTAAAGGAGTTAGATGATAGAAAAACAGATGCTAATTAAATTTGAGGAGTGGTTAAAAAAATGCCCAGTTGACTATGATGAGCATTATCAAACAAGTGATGATAATATAACCACTATAAATTTTCATTACAAAAATATATGGAATAGAAATAGTGAGGATAATAATGATAGAAAAACAGATGATTAGGCTAATGCTTAATAAAAAATTTTATACACAACACAAAGGTATATTATCTCCAACTGTATTTGCTGGAGATGTAAGTTCTTTATACGAAACAATACAAAAAGCACACGAAAAATATGAAGATGATATAAAAGTTGACGAGTTATATTCTTTACATACTGCAATATTTAATCCTGCGTTAACTCGTGCTGCAAAAGAAAAGTTTAGTGAATTAGTAGAAGATATAAAAGAAATACAAGAACCTAGTAAAGAAATAGCAAAAGATATTTTAAAAATATTATCTGATAGAGACTTAGCACAAAGAATAGCAGTAGAGGCTACAGAAATATTTAATGGTAAAGATGCTAATTTTACAGAAATAACAGGTATGATAGAGAAACACAAAACTAATATTGATGAAGAAAAAGAGCCTGCTATAACATCTAACATAGATGAAGTTATTAGTTTACTTGATGTCACTACTAAATGGAAATTTAACATACCTGTATTAAAAGAGAATGTAGGTGGTATTGGTGGTGGTAATTTAATGATAGCATTTGCTAGACCTGAAACAGGTAAAACTGCATTTTGGGTTAGTCTATGTGCTGGACCTGAAGGATTTGCAGAACAAGGTGCAAAAATACATGCATTTATAAATGAAGAACCTGCTATAAGAACACAGATAAGAGCAATATCTGCGTATACTGGCATGACAAGAGAAGAAATATTATTAGAAAAAAATACCGCACAAAATGTATGGAATGAAATAAAAGATAATATAAAAATGTTTGATACAGTTGATTGGTCTATTGAAGATATAGATGCACATTGTGAAAAAAATAAACCTGATATAATAGTTATAGATCAGTTAGACAAAATAAATGTAAAAGGTACTTATGCTAGAACAGATGAAAAGTTAAGACAAATTTATACTAATGTTAGAGAGATAGCTAAAAGAAGAGAGTGTGCAGTAATTGCAATATCTCAAGCATCTGCTGATGCACACAATAGAAATAGTATTTCATTTGACCAAATGGAAAACTCTAAGACAGGTAAAGCTGCAGAGGCTGATTTAATTATTGGTATAGGTAGGAACTCTAATACAGATGCAGAAAATAAAATAAGAACATTATGTGTTAGTAAAAATAAAATAAATGGGTATCATGGAGAACCTGTTTGTACAATTAGAAGGAGTATAAGTAGATATGAAGTATAAGAAAAAACAAAGACGAAATGGTAAATCAGTTTATCTATTTCATAATATAGCTACAGATGTAACACTTTATGTTAATGCAGAAAGTGCAGAACATGCTTGTCATATATTTGATAGCTGTGGATTTCAACATAGATCTTCTTGGAAGATACTATTAGAGTTAGGTGTTCAACCATCTGACGGAAAGAAGAGAAAATGATTACAACAGTAGACGTAGAAACATCTTGGCAAAAAACTGAGAATGGTGGTTATGATCCATCGCCATTTCATCCTGATAATATATTAGTTAGTGTTGGTATAAATGATGAATACTATTTTACTAACCATAGTGAAAGAATTGATGAAGGTTGCTATCATAAAATACAAAAAATTTTAGATAAAACAACTTTACTAGTGGGTCATAATATTAAATTTGATTTAATGTGGTTGTTAGAATCAGGATTTAAATATAGTGGTAGAGTTTATGATACTATGTTAGGTGAGTATATTCTTAATCGTGGCATAAGAAAAAGTTTAACACTAGAAATGTGTTGTCGTAGAAGAAAAATAGGTTCAAAAGATAGTGCGATCAAAGAGTGGATGGATAGGGGTGTATCTTTTGAAAATATACCTGTAGATATTGTTGAAGAGTACGGTAAGATAGATGTACAGATAACTAAAAAGTTATTTGATTCTCAGATGAATGATCTAAAAATGGCTAAAAATAAGGGTTTATTGATGACCATTAAAATGATGAATGAATTTTTAGTTGTATTAACTGATATGGAACGTAATGGTATTAATATAAATTTAGAAGATTTGCATAATGTAGAAAAAGAGTATAGAGCAGAGTTTGCATATTTAAAACAAAAAATAGATAAAATTGTGTACAAACAAATGGGTGATACAAAAATAAATTTATCAAGTCCTGAACAGTTGTCTTGGTTAATATATTCTATGAAACCAAAAGATAAAAAACAATGGGCTAAAATATTTAATGTAGGTATAGATAAAAGCACTGGAAAAAATAAAAAAAGACCCCAATATTCTAGACAACAGTT